CTTACCGCTCATGGGCACCTCTCTTTAAGCCATCTTAAATGACTCTGAGGTGTCTGTTAAACCCGTGGCGATTCAGTCGCAGCAGCAGAACGCAGGGTAGAAGCAACGAAAGAGGCCAGCAATGTACAGCAGACTGTTAACCATATGCCTGATGATGATGTTGATCGCGAGCTGCATGACTCGTGGAAGCGCCCCGGTGGTGGTTGATACTGCGTGTGACTGGGTAAAGCCAATCTACCTTACTGATCGCGACATTGATGTGCTGGACCGGCAGACGAAGAAAGATATCCTGGCGCACAACAAAGCGTGGCAAGCGAACTGTCAGGTGAATGTATACGATGCCTCGCAATAGCGGGGCTTTTTTCTACTAACTGAGGAATGAGCATGACAGTAGTTCTTACGGCAAAACAGATTGAAGACTTGGCAGCCTTCGCGAAAGAAGACGGTCAGCCACAATACACCATCACAACTGGGACTATCCCGGAGTTCGAAGCTGATGATGGAGAGATCATCCCGGAGTATACGGGGCTGATCGCATACTCCGATTCACTGGAGCATGGTGTATTGCAGTTCGACGACTAGCCATTATCAAGCTCACCTGCTGGTGGGCTTGATAATGGGTTATAAAGTTTTCACTAAGATGGCCGATTACTTCATGTGTACACAAAACACAAGGAGATAAAAATGGCAAAGGCAACAGTTGCGTGCCCACATTGCGGTGGCACATCAACCTATGACGTAGGCTTTTCAGAGGGTGATGGCTCAAGCAGCCGTAAATGCCCGCAATGCAAAAAGCAGCTAAGAATTCATTTTCGGAAAGGATCTGTTCATAAGGTAGAAAGGGCATAAGTTCTAACTAGACCGCCTTCCGGCGGTTTTTTATTGCCACTACCATGGATAGGCCCATCGTAATGGCAGAGTCAAATTACTTATCGATAGAGCCGACCAATTGCCTTGATGGCTGCGATTTTAATCTCTATATCATCACTTTGACTTAGTTTATGTAGTTCTTGTGAAATGTTTTCCGCCTGGCACCTGCCTTCGCCTAACGCATAGATAACAGCAAGTTTGATGTCTTTAGACGGGGTCATCATCTGAAACAATAGCATGTTAGCTATCGGGTGTGACATGCCCATAATTACTCCCTCTCATGAGATAAACAATGGCACTCACCGACAAACAAGAAATGTTTTGCCGGGAGTGTTTAAAATTTTGTTTAAATGAAACCGAGGTGCTTATCCTTCGCGGCGTTTTTTGTCACCTTCACGTTGCGCAGGTGTTCTGTCAGAACCGGTGTTATAGCGGTGGTCGTGCCCTCCATCCGTCTTTTGTTTTCCCGTAGAGATAATACCACGAAGGTTGCCTGGCTCCTTTGAGGTGACCATATCTTTCAAAGCATCAAAAAGTCCCATATTGTTCTCCTTAATCAAAATTTCACTTATTACGACAAAAAACATAACTTCTTGTAAGTTATCGGCAAGAAGGTAAAAAAATTAAAAATTAAAGTAATAGAAATGAAGAGACCGGACTGGGAGACCAGCGAAACGGCGTTCCGGGCAATAGCTAGACCTGAGTCAGATTGCTTAGCACTACAGCAGGCATTCGCTGAGTGCCTGTGATAATGTCGAAATACATTAATCAGGTGCGCGAGATGTCGGGTAATACCGATCCGGACGAAGCGTGATGCTGCTATAAGCTGGAGGATGGTGCAGACGACCAATATCTTCTGGCTCAATGGTTCGAATCCATTCCTGATTACCACACTCAAGCCACTGGCATCCGCTGGTGGCTTTTTTATTGGAGCCAGCAATATGCCAGCTGCTATCCCTCGCGCCTGCCGTAAGCGTGGATGTTCCGGCACCACCACAGACCGTTCCGGCTACTGCGAAACCCACCGTAATGAAGGATGGCAGCAGCATCAGCGCGGCCTGAGCCGCCACCAGCGTGGCTACGGCAGTAAGTGGGACATCATGCGCGTCCGCATCCTTAAGCGTGATCGACACATCTGCCAGCAGTGCCTGCGCAACGGCAGGCCACGCCCGGCTGAAACGGTCGACCACATCATCCCGAAAGCTCACGGCGGCACAGACGAAGACAGCAATCTCGAATCGCTGTGCTGGCCATGCCATAAACGCAAGACCGCGACGGAGAGAACCCGATGAGCTATACGCGTTGCACCTACTGCGGCTCGACGCTGCACACTGTAGCGAATTGCCCAAAGACATGGGGAGGCTCAGCACGCCGTGCGAACCTGCGCTGCGGTTACTGCGGTCAGTCAGGCCATAACTCCAGCGCCTGTCCGCACAATGCCAGCAGCGCGCGGCGCCGCAACCTCAGTGATGACTTCCATCTCGACTGATGTACTGCGAAATGATTTCAGATGCAATCATTTTGATGTAAATGATATCGATTCTCACTACCGGGGGAGGGCGGGTGAAAACTTCAGGGCTATGCCTGCTAAGGACCGCCGCCTAACCTTTTTTCACACCGCCGCAGGTTAGAAAACTTTTTTATGGGGATCCCCACCATCGATTAATAGGAGTTTTCGATTATGCCAGGACCACCGAAAACCCCGACACATCTGGCTTTGGTGAAGGGGAACCCATCAAAACGAGCTGTCAACAAAGACGAGCCAAAACCCGCTTCTGGGGTCCCCCCAGTTCCGAAGCATTTCAACAAGATGGGGAAGTACTGGTTTAAGCGAATTGGCGAAGAGCTTGATGCTGTCGGGGTGATGACCACCCTGGACGGTAAAGCACTTGAACTGCTGATCGAGGCTTACACAGAGTACCGGAATCACTGCGAGACGTTAGAGCGGGAAGGTTACACCTACGCCGTCTACAGCGAGGATGAGCCGGACGAAGGGAAAGAGCGGGAAATCAGGATGATTAAGCCGCACCCGGCGGCAGTGATGAAAGCCGATGCGTGGAAGCGCATCAGGGCAATGCTCGCTGAATTCGGCATGACCCCGGCCAGCCGGTCCAAGGTTGGCGCTAAAGGCCCGGCTGAGGCCGATCCACTGGATGAATTTCTTAAAAAGCGCAAATGATGAATGGCAACGGTTTCGGAAGGTATTCAGTACGCCGAGCGCGTGCTGTCTGGCGAGATTGTTGCTGGCGAACTGGTGCGCCTGGCGTGCCAGCGATTTCTTAATGATTTAGAGCATGGGCCTGGGCGCGGCATCTACTTCAGTGAGGAACGCGCCCAGCACATCCTCGATTTTTATAATTTCGTCCCACACGTTAAAGGGGCGCTGGCAGGCAAGCCGATCACGCTGATGGCCTGGCACGTTTTCATCCTGATCAACATTTTTGGTTTCGTCGTTCCGCTGATTGATGAGATGACAGGCCTGGCTGTGATCGATGATGACGGTGATACGGTCATGGTGCGCCGCTTCCGTACGGCTTATGACGAGGTGGCGCGTAAAAACGCCAAATCCACACTTTCGTCTGGCATTGGGTTGTACATGACCGGTGCCGACGGCGAGGGAGGCGCTGAGGTTTACTCAGCCGCCACGACCCGCGACCAGGCGCGGATTGTTTTTGATGATGCCAAGAACATGATCAAGAAAGCCCCCCGCACGCTGGGCCGTCTTTTTGGTCACGTTAAGCTCAACATTCACCAGGAGCGTTCGGCCTCTAAGTTTGAACCGCTCTCCAGCGATGCCAATAACCTCGACGGCCTGAATATACATTGCGGCATTGTCGACGAGCTGCACGCTCACCGTACCCGTGATGTCTGGGACGTTCTGGAAACAGCTACCGGTGCGCGCCTTCAGTCCCTGCTTTTCGCAATAACGACGGCGGGTACCAATAAAGAGGGCATCTGTTACGAGCAGCGGGATTACGCCATCAAGGTGCTGCGCGGCGTGGTGGAGGATGACACCTATTTTGCCCTGATTTATACCCTCGACGAAGGCGACGATCCCTTTGACGAGGCCAACTGGCCGAAAGCTAACCCCGGCCTCGGTATCTGTAAGCGCTGGGACGACATGCGCCGCCTTGCCAAAAAGGCAAAGGAGCAGGTCGCGGCGCGGCCGAACTTCTTTACCAAGCACCTGAACATCTGGGTAACTGCCGAGAGCGCCTGGATGGACATGGACCGCTGGGCAAAAATGCCGGGTATTGCTTCGGAAGCTGAGCGTAAGGCGTGGCCACTGTGGGTGGGGGTCGACCTCGCCAACAAAATCGATATTTGTGCAGCGGTGAAAGCCTGGCGCGATCCTGCAGGTGAAACTCATATGCAGCCACGTTTCTGGATCCCGGAAGGGCGACTGGAAACAGCGCCAGCACATATTGCAGAGCTTTACAGGAAGTGGGCCGACGCCGGATATCTTGAGCTGACTGACGGAGACGTTATCGATCACGGCATGATTAAAGCCGACATTGTGGAGTGGGTGAAGGGCGAGAACATCAAGGAGATTGCTTTCGATCCCTGGAGCGCCGTGCAGTTCAGCCTGTCACTTGCGGAGGAAGGCTTGCCGCTGGTGGAAGTCGCACAGACGGTCAAAAACCTTTCTGAGTCCATGAAATCAGTGCAGGCGGAGATTTACGGCAACAAGTTCCACCATGACGACAACCCCGTAATGCGGTGGATGATGTCAAACGTCACGGTTAAGCCCGACAAAAACGACAACATCTTCCCGAACAAGTCCACACCTGAAAACAAAATTGACGGACCGGTTGCACTGTTTACGGCTAAAAGCCGGATGCTGGTCAATGGTGGTAATGATGCTCAGGATCTGAGCGGCTTCTTTGAAAATCCAATCATGGTAGGTTTCTGATGAAGAAAAGTAAGCAGCCGGGCAAGGTAAAAAGTGCCCTGCTCAACTGGCTGGGCGTGCCCATCAGCCTGACTACCGGAACGTTCTGGCAGGAGTGGTACGGCACGAGCAGCAGCG